TAACTGTATATGTTCAAGATGAAATTGCAAATTCTGGAAAGCTTAATTGAGCATAATAAGCAATACTTGGACATCTTGTTGAATTGGACTATATACTTTTATTTTCCCAGTAGTATTTGTGTCTCTTGCAATAACGCAACCAGCTATATATTAAAACAAACCTATAATTAAAGGAGGGCAACAACATGCCAAAATGGACTGAATACACATCAAAAAATACGTTAGCGGATAATGACGAAGTAATGTTGTATGACGCAACTGCGAGAGCGAATAAACGTGGACTAATGAGCAAGTTTTGGGATTATGTAGTTGATAAAATGGCAACGGCTGTTATCTCGAAATTGGAGACTAATAACAAGACAATCATCGGGGCAATAAATGCACTAAATAGTGAGACCAAAAAATACATTAGCAGAGCTGAATATATAAAAACCGAAAATAATCGTACTCTATATCGTATTGCACCAATCGTTTCAGATATTAGCGTATTGTGCATTAATAGAACTGGGCTTTATCTTATAACTCTCGGACAAACTGGTGGAGTATTTAATAATGCATCAGTAAAAAAAAATATATGAAGGTGGAAAAGATGCCAAAATTCAAATTGGTGAGAATAGAAAAAGTATAATTTTTGAATGTGATACATATTCCAATCCTATTTTTATTAGTGTTTTTAAATAACCTTGTATAATTATTATTTTAGTAAAGTAATCGTCAGATTGTCGCCTGATGATAATACCATTCCATGAAGCCATTCAAGAGATTTGCTTTTAAATGTGACTGTTTTAAAATCTGTAGAAACAGATATTAACAGATCATTGTCTTGGAATGAGTGGAAAAAGCTTGTTTCTTAATACAAAATCTTTTTACACGATACCCAATTATTACTTGACTTATAGGCTACAGTGATTTGATTAGTATTAGCAAAAATTGCGCAAGCGTCAGAGCCGTATGTAGAAGGTAAAAAAATTCCAAAAGACCATGCTGGAATTTTCTCACCAGTATTTCCCACGTTAACACTTGTTTCTCCAACACTTAATAATTTTGCCTTAGTTCCATCCGGCATTTGCGTAATTCTCTCGGCAATATTGGGAAGCGAGTCACTATAGAGTTTATTGGAGAGATAAGAAAAAAATAACAAAACACTACCAAACATAAAATGAATATGCTATAATCAGCATATCAAAATCGGAACAACAAAAAGGGAGCTGAGTTCCCGACTACCAATCAAAAAACTCAGCTCCAAGCACCACAAAGGGTATGACTATATTATATAAAAATGTGGGGCTGAAATTCACAATTACTCGTTGTATCATGTACTTATCAACATGAAAGGAATGATATAATGAGCAAATTACAGGAATTTTTAAACCTTGGTGATTATTACGCATCCAACGGCGGGTACCTTGAAAAGAAAAGTAATGCCTATCTGGATGATTTTAAAAAGAATGCCGGATATAATAATTACACTAGATTCGCAAGAGATGTAAATAGCTGGGGGCAACCAGGATGCCAGGGGCAGCCGTGGTGTGCGGAATTTCAGTTTTGGAAATTGGTGAAAGTTCTCGGAATCACAAATGCCCTCAAAATCATGGGTGGTGGTTTTTATAACTGTCAGAGTGTAAAAAACTGGTCGAAAAAACAGGGCACATGGCATACCGTTCCGAAACTTGGTGCACTTCTGATTTTCCGAAATGGCTCCCATATTGGAGATGTACAGAATTTTGATGGAGCTAGAATTTATACTAATGAGGGAAATACTTCCAGTGCTCCAGGAGTGGTGGCAAATGGCGGAGCGGTTCGCAATAAATCCTACTCCATCAACGATCCAGCAATCGACGGATATGTTTGGATTGATTGGGAATCCTATGAAGATACTGTCACATGGAAAAAGGCAGGAATTAGAATAGCGACTGTGAACGATTTATACGTCCGCGAGACACCGAATGGATATGTAATGGGTTCCATTGATAAAGATACTGTTGTTGATATTGATGGAAAAACAAGTGGAAAGTGGACGCATGTAAAAGTTTCCGGTATCGGTATTGGCTGGATCTGGACTGGATATCTGACAGAAAAGGCAAATTCCGAATCTTCCACTATCACAGACAAGCAAAACAAGAGCCAGGTTCTATTTAAAGGAAATGTTACTGCAACTGTTCTGAATGTTCGTACATGGGCTGGAACTGAGTACCCAAACATTAAAAAATATCCAACTCTCAACCAGGGAAATGAAGTGGAAGTAATGAATTTTACCCAGAAAGATAAAAACGGCAGCAAATGGTATTATATCCGTATCGCAGGAAAGTATTATGGCTTTGTATCTGCAAAATATGTTAAGAAACAGTAAAAATATCCCGGGGAATTAGCCCCGGGAATTTCTTTTATTTAATTACTGATAACATCAATGAGCCAATTCGTCAGCACATAGAAGATATCATTAATTATTCTTCTGGATTTTTGGGAAAATATCTAGCTGGAAACCAATCTCGTTGCCTTTCCCATAAGCGTTTTTAGTATCTTTTGAGTAGGCAACCTTTTCAATCAAACTTTTAAGCATTTTATTCTTGGATTCTGTGTCAAGGCTCCAATAGTTATCAAGTAGCTCTTCACAGCGCGGGATAAAATCCGACTGTTGTTTTATAATGTTCTCGTCATGTTTGATTTCTTCTTTTAATTTTTCTATAGTATCGGAGCATGACTGGATAGATGCAGATATTGTTTTGGCACGTTCAAGGAAAACCTCAGTGGTATAGATACCCTGTTCGAGTAGGTCATATTGTTTTGCTTTTTGGGCGTTTAAGCTTTCCAGCTCGTTTTCTTTTTCATGTATGAGATTTTGTTTAGAAATTATTGTTAAATCAATAGCCTGTGAAGATGTATTAATATCATTGTTTAACTTATATTTCTCCACAATCTCCCTAATTCCATCAAGCACAGCTTTTTCAACCAGAGATAACTTGCTGCTCACTGTGGGGCAAGACGTATATGGACACATGAGGGTATCTTCCTGCCCGCGCTTTTGATAAGGGCGGCGAACCATGGCGCGACCACATTTGCTGCAATAGACAATTCCGGCAAGTGGATTACGAATCGAGTTTGCTATACTAACTGGGCGAGGCGGGTTCTTTTTTCGTATTTCCTGGACGGAATTATACAGATCTTCTGATATAACAGCCGGATGTAATCCATTACAAATAAGAGTATCTTTTGATCGTGGGCGTGTCTTAATTACTTGACCAGTCTGTATAGTCTTCACTGTTTTTCTCCCATTCCATCGGATTTTCCCGATGTATACCGGATTTGTCAGAATTCCCTGTATACTGGCAGGAGTCCAGTCACCGCCCAGTGCAGATTCTATTCCCATTTCATTTAATTTCCGTGCAATCTTCGCAACTCCGATTTGTTCGCAGCCATCACCGGAATACCAGGTGTAGATCATTTTTACAATCTCAGCTTGAGTCGGAACAGGTCGGAGAGTATAGCCTTTTTCTTTTTCGAGTTTTACTCTTTCGTATCCGTAAGGTGGTTTGTTGCCACAGTATTTCCCTTCTTTTACTGATGAGATCCTTCCGGCATTCAGTCGGCGCTTGATGGTCTTATATTCTCTTCTGGACATAAAGAGACCAAACTCAAAATATTCTTCGTCATATTCGTTATTTGGATCATATGTTTTGAGAGGTGTTATTATTTTGGTATTTGAAAATTTGAAAGCCCTGGATACGATTCCCTGATCGATAGTATCACCACGGGCAAGTCGTTCCACTTCCACAACCAGAACGCCATCCCACATACCGGATTCTACCTCATGCAGAAGTTGCTGCATGACAGGACGGTCGGCGATAGTTTCTCCAGATACCACTTCGCGGTAAATTGCACCTACAATGTACTCTTTTTTCTTTGCAAGATCTAACAAGATCCGTTCATGCCTGGCAAGCGTTTCGCCCTCTCCGTGCGCCTCAGCTTCCCGATCGGCTCTGGATTTCCTTAGATAGATGCATACTGATTCATTCATTTTATCATTCTCCTTTTTTTACTTGTGCGATAATCCAGGAGATGATATAATTATGGTGTAGGTAAGATTTTCTCCGGATTATCTTATTTATTAAAACCGGTTCCTGTTGGTCGCAGGAGCCGGCTTTTTTATTATTTATTCTATTTCATCAATATCAAGAGAATATCCAAAGACTTCTCCAACATCTGTACATTTCCCTTTTAAAGTAACTGTCTCTCCTTTGGTCATGGAAGCTACTTTTGTTTTTTGTTCATCATTTTTTATGTAGCATTGAACTCCGATAATCTCAAAGTCTCCATCAGCCATCAAGTCAATATACTTTCCAGAAGCGTCAATGTTTGTAAGTTTTCCAGTAATTTCAAGATATTTATCTTTGTATTTATCAGACGCTCCCATGGCATTGTTATCAAGATCT